AAAGATCTAGTGTAACCAGAAAACAATTCATCAGCACCGTCACCTGTTAGTATTGTGCTTAATCCTAATCTCTTAGCTTCTTTAAATAAAAGATATTGAGGTATAGCTGATCCGTAGTCCAATACGGACTCATAATAATAAACGATCTTGTCTATTTCATCCTGTTCTATCTTATCATCTATAAAATGTATATCGAATCCTATTTGCTTAGCTATTTCTTTTGCTGTTTCACTTTCATCATTATTAATAGATATTGCTGTGAATGGTATTTTATTTTCTACAAGATGATGTGCAACAACAGATGAATCAAGACCGCCTGAAAATAATAATCCTATGTCTTTATAGTTATCTACTGATCTTAATTTTACAGATTTATCTATAAGCTTATATAAGTCCTTAGACGAGCTTTCGTTAGTTAGATAATCATTTATCTTATAATCTAAGCTATAAGCTGTTAAATTGTCTTTATCGTATCTATAAAACTTACCGGGCATTGCTCTTTTCACATTCATAAAGTTAGTATTGAGAGTACCGAATCTTGAAACTAATTTAATTTTAGAATCATCAAGCAGCGGTTTAATCTCTGATGCTATACCTATATGGTTGTAATACAGTTGCTTTTTACCCAATGGATCAGTAAAGAAACTAATACCTTCTTTGTCTACATAACAGATAGCCCAAAAGCCATCCCATTTCTTGTATTCTCTTTTAAATTTAGGACTATCAAATCCTTTTTCAAATACATCTTTTAAGTAATGTAAATCGCTTTTATAGAATCCGAAATCGTTATGGTTAAATATTTCTCCGTTGAATAATAAATAACCGTTTTTAAATTCTATTGGTTGAAACATATTTGAGCTATTGCTTGATATAGGCAATGAGCTGAAATGGTATTCCCATCCATATATATTTCCTTCAAAATGGAAATCACCTCTGTGTTTTATTAGGTTTTCTTTTTTATTATGAGTTATTTGAATCCCGCACATATTTTCTTAGTGTATATAAATCTGATTTAAAACAATGTAAGCTACCAATCCACATTTTAAGTGTTCCTGGTTTTAATTTAGTATATTCACAAACATACTCTAATAATCTTAAAGTCATATAAACATCGTTTCTTAAATGTCTAGCAGCGTCACAAGATCTAATATGGTATGTAACATCTAGAGTCTTACCATTAAAATAAAACCAATATCCCAAAGTACAAGGAACTCTAACATTATTATTACTCTGATCTTCAGGATGCCAAACAGCTAAGTATGCTTGTCTTGTAAATGGATTATCTTTTATCCTATCCATTATATCTAACAAATCACCATACTGGTATCTTCTACCTTTTACATCAGAGCACCAATATCTTTCCATGTAGTTATGGCTGAACTTACCTGTAGATCTAAACAAATCATCGTTATCGCCATTCTTATAATATGGCCAGTTTTTATATTCACTACCTGGATTTATAGGCTCACCGTTAATTCTTTCCAAGAAATGATCTTCTGCCCACGGTAAATCTGGATTAAGATTACCTGCAAGATCCGGATCATATTTGAATTTAACGAACGTGTCTAGCACCTCAACAATGGGATTTCTTTTATCTATATCTATAGATTGCCATTGCGTATTACCGCTTTCATGGTGGTTGTAATAAAGATCGCTGTAAAGTTTTAAAATTGTTTGTTTCATTTTTAATCTTCTTTTTCCGTTATGTCATTTGGTTCAACTTTGATATTCTGTTTGTAATTATTTAGAGCTCCAATATATGCAGCAGCATCTAATAAGTTATCTTCTTTATAGCTCCAACTGTTTCTCGCTAATTTAAGCGCTATTTGCATATTATACATATCCGTAACAGTTATTTTTTTATTAGACATAACAGAAGCTATTTCAGCTGCTCTCCTATTACATTCACTAAACGGACCATACATTCTTTCTTTCTCTTCTGATCTTTCGTTTACAATTTTATTTGCTTCATCTAATATATTCATTGCGTTCTTAGTTTTAGTAGATTATAACATTCTATGTATTTCTGTTTACCCTTACTTTTATATAGCTTATTGAATAATTCGTATATCTTTTTTGTATAGCTATAATGCGATTTGCAATCCTTTAGATATTTCTCAGCGAACTTCTTTCCATATCCCTTACAATAGTTTACGTTGTCAGCTGTATCACCTATTATCATTTGTTCGTAAAAGTTATACAAAGCTTCCTCTTCTGATATATCGTAAACGCATTGGTGTTTTATATGGTAGTTATACATTAAACAAGGAAATTGCTTATAGTCTTTATCAATGCTGATAATCATAACATTATCCCTACCTATAGAATTAGATAATTCATACCAGTACCGAGCAACCATATCATCTGTTTCTACACCGTAACCCCAGATGGAATCGTAGTTATCTTTTACCCACTGGTGCATTTCATTTAACAATGGTGGTTTATCCATTGGCTTCCTGTTAGCTTTGTAAACTGGTGTTATAAGCTTTCTAAAGTTGCCTATTGATCCACTAAATACTTTTACTTCCTCTATATCATAAAGCTCTTCTAAGTCATTTATAATCTTCATAAACACTTCATCGAACTTTGCAATAATATCATCCATGTTATCATAAAACATTGGATCATCCGGATTTTCTTTTTTTCTGTAACAACTAGACCAAACTAAACTGTCAGCATCAAATAGCAATACCATTATCTATAATATTCCTCTATTATTCTATCTTCCAGTTCTTTTACAACATAGTCACTAACTATATCAGTAATATCTTTGTCATCTAGAAGTATCTCATATATTTCTATAGACTCAGGATCACCTCTGAATTCATATCCCGATATATCTTCCTTTTCGTAATGAGCAATAACAATAAACTCTAATTCGTGGTATTTAATTCCGTACTCTTCCATTATAAATTTTCTAAATAGTTTAACACTTTTTCTAATTGTTTCGTAGTTAAAATCCTCTCACCTAACTTAGCTAAGTAGATTTCGTTCTTAATAATAGCGATTGCTTGTTGTCTATCCATAATTGTTTGTTTTTTCAAATATAAACATTTTTTAAACAATAAACGAATTTTGCACAAAAAAAATGGAGAAATTATTTATCCCTCCATTGTGTGTAACAAACTGCCAAACGTTGCTGTTCATTTTTATACTCTTTTTTCATAATCTCATCGACCATACATCTTTTCATAAATTCTTTTTGATCCTCGGATCCTTTTGGTTTTGGTAATGGCATCTCTACTGATTTAAAAATTTATCTGTTGCTTTCTTTTGTAAGTCCCTTACGTATTGGATTTCCCTTTCTATATAATCCTTCGCTTTATAAAGATCTTGTAACTCATCATCCTTCTTACCAGCTCTAGCAATATACTTAACTACATTACCACGATTGAAATTTAATTTATAATCCTGCACAAAATCGATAACGTCATACCCTTTGTTGTTTTCGTAATGGATAGCATTTCCTCTCATCCCTTTTTTCTTTTTAGGTTCATCTTCCTCTATATGTTTTTGATATTCGTCTATAGTCCATTGCCATTCTTTTTCTCTGTTCATTTTATTCTATTTTTAAAAATTCAGCATTAGCATGCTCTTTAAACCATTCTTTATTTTCTGTGTATTTATCTATTATCGAATCGATCATTACTAATTCATCTATAGAGCTTGTTTTTATCTTGTCTAACAAGCTTTCTATTTTGTTTAATATATTAGTAACCATTTCAGGATCGGTGTCATATATGATGTTATATTCATCCCTAACAACATCTTCTAACATTACATTTAGCTTGTTGATTTGGTTCTTTATATTTAGCTTATATTGCTTTGTAAACTTCAGCTGATCGTTTGACTCTAAAAGTAATTGACTTAATAGAACAGTCTTTAGATAATTCAATTGCGTATTATTCATCACCAAAAAATTTATTTAGATCATCAATCCACCTAATTATGTTTTTAGGATTACAGCTACATGGTATATGAAACTTATGATGAAAATACTTAGCGTGCAAAACACTAATCATCTTAACTTCATCTGTAGTTAATTTATTACTTGACTTAGAGTTAAACTCCTGCCAGTATCTTTTATCTCTATCATCCATTTTTTTTAAATCCTTTTCTTGTTATTTTTATTTTATTCCAATCCTGTTGTCTACCATCGCAACCGCAATCAACTCCATATAGTTTAGAAAAATACTTAACTATAAATTTAATCCCGGTGTAATAAGTAATCCTTTCTATTAAGTCTCCTAGTTTCATAATCTGTCGTAATCGCCATTTATTAGATCTTCCCAATCTTCCTGAAAGTGATCTCTGAGATCCTGTTTAACATTTTTTAAAGTATGAAATATACTAACCCAACTAATATTAGAAAGCTTAGCCATTTTTCTCATAGACAAGTTAGTCTCCTTGTATATCTGGAAAATCTTAGCGCTATACCAATCAGATTGACTTTCCTTGTCTTTTAGATATTGATCTATTAAATCACAAAATTTTTGATAAGCTATTTCCTCTGAGTAATCAGGATCTTCTGCTTTTATGTTGTGACTTATCTCTTCTTTATAAATTAAACTTTGTTCGTTTTTTAAAGCGTATAAAATACTCCTTAAAGTAAAAAATACATATCCCTTTTGTAAAACCCCATCTTTTATAATTTTTTCAGCTGAAGCATACTTGTGGAGTTTTAAATACATCTCCTGAACTATATCCTCTGAGTAATCCCCACCTCCTAAAGCTATGCATGTTTTAACCCATTCATCATGATATTTAACTACTTCTTTTAAAAATTCAGTGTCCTTTATTCGTGGGTTTTTTCCCATACCATTGTTATA